CTACTATCTTTCAATAAAACATCTACTCTATCACCAACGTTCAAATAATGATCGACTTCAGTAATTATAGTGGTCGCTGAGGGAGTAGATTTTACGTTGGTATAGGTAACATTGTTATAGAACCAACGATTGAATCTAGGATCAGTTGGATCTACTTTTTCTCCAAGATGTTGAACAGAAATTTTATCTCCTTTAGTAAAGAAACTAGTAATATCTGCATTTTTTGCAACATCTGTAATTGTTCCGACAACTCGCATTTTTACAAGTTTATCGGTATCATTATTTTCATAACCATATAAGAAAGTATCATCAATAATAGAATCACCCTCTACTAGTGATGTAGACAGACCTACACAACCAAAAAATTGATTACCATTCTTATACTGATAAGTTACTTCACTATATTTTGATGTAGTTCCTTTATTATAAAATCTACCACTTTCTGGAAATCCAAATGTAGAATCTACAGTAAGGGTTGTGTTTGTAATACCAACACCCAACACTTTAGTTTTTTTGTTAGTCTTAAAAGAATTCTCAATAGATCCTTTAGTAAAGAAAATTTTGTGAAATCTTTTTCTATTCAAAAATATATCTTGAATTCTTGCAATTGTTCCCTTTGCAGTTGGATTTGTTGTAGAATCCTGCAAAACAGTTGTTGCTTCTAACTTAGAAACATCACCTTCAAGAGATTCAACGACAATAATATCTGAAAGAGACCAATCAGAACTTGATGCTAAAATTGTGTTGTCAAATGGTTTAATAACTTCAATAAACTTACCATATAAAACACTAAAAAGAATTTTTAAAGAAGAATCAGTTCCCTTTGAGTTGTAAAAATCTCTTGCTCTAGAAAGAATGTTATCAATATTAACAGACTGAAATTTTCTGTTTTCAAAACCAGGTAAAAACTGATTTTTATATTTTTTGTAAAATTCTGCTAAAAATACTAATCCAAGATTAGTAACGGTAGAACTTTCAGCATGAATTTCTGTATTACTAACATTAAAATTAAAAAATTCTGGACTATTGGCGCTACCAAGAGAATCAATACCAGAAAATCCTCTAATGCAACCAGTAAAGGAAGTGGCAGTTTTACCAGTGTATGTTATAATCTCATTACCAATTTTAAATAATCCATATTCTTTTGGGAAACCTGCTGTATTTGTGACATTGATAACGTCATCAATATTATAAACAACAGATGTCGTTTTAGGAGCAGTTAGTGCAAAAGGTAATTTTGAAAAAGTATTAATATCTTTCAAGTCTGCAATATGATCTGCCAGATCAATAGTTCCATACTCATGATCTTGAGACAGATAGTATTGCTCCAAAAACTCTTTAAAGAGTGGATTATCATCTAAAATGAATTCTGGAAGTTGATTCTCCAGAATATTAGAGATTTTTACTTTGTTATCTGCCATTTCTTAACGAGTATACTTTGTATTGCTGATGTAACTTGATGGTGGAATATAATTTGAACCAGATCTATTTGATCCAGAGGAAATCAAATCTTCTTTAAGTGTCAATACACTCTTTCCTGTAGTATCTAGGACAATATAAAGATTCTCTTTTGCGATGATATCATTTGATTCTGGAGTTGCTTCAATTTCAATCCGATTCTCGAGAATTGTTGATGTAATATTAATTGGGAATAAAATAATTTCACCCTTCACATAATCAATTGTGCCAGCATCACTAATCACTGTTTTTACTTCATTATTTTCAGTAATTTTGATAATTGAAATAGATCCAGTTTTTGGTGTGAGTGCTGCAGTTTGTGGGACATCAGTGAGGTATAAAGTTCCATCAACTCCAGAAACAGTAAATCCTGAAGATCTAATGTTAAATCCATCCACATCAACATGGAATTGATTGGCATAGCAAATTTCATAATTAGCAAGTTGGTTATATGCAGGAACCATATTTCTTCTAATTACAAGATTTGTTATATTTGAAGTAATTCCTTGATCAACATTATCAATTTGAGAAAGAAGTTTACTATATTTTAGTCTTCCCCCAAAAGAATTGATATCAGAAGAACTTGCATAGTTTTGTATTGATTTTATAATCCTACTATAGAGATCTTGACTGTTTGTGACAGAATTTGGATTATAAGAAACCGTTGAGTCATACTCAACATATAGGTATTTTAGATCTAAAAACTCTTGTTTAATTCCAGCGATGGTGTATTTCTTTAAATCACTCTTGATGGAGTCTTTTGCTACATCAGATAAAAATTCACCATTTTTTGGTTTAACTGTGATAAAAACTTTTCCATATTGTGGTGGATCAAGTTCTTCTCCACCATATGCAGTAACAGAATCAATGTTTGGATATAAAAACGGAATCAGACTGGTGTAGTCTGTAGCAGTAACCGCTCTGTACTGCGAAGCATAGACCCTAGGAGCGAGGTATTTAATGGTATCAATACTTTCTATGTCATCACCGTTTTCGGACGCTTGTAGGGTCGTTATACCGGATATATTACTTGTTACCGTCAACTCATTTCCTCCCTGGAAATAAGTTAAGTTTCCTGAGAAAGTAAAGTTTTGGGCACCATTAGCAGGAGCACCACTTGTTTTAATATATGTAACTTCAATTCTACTACCACTCGCTGGTTTTTTACCTAAAATATTATCACCAAAGAGAAGTTGATATCTTTCATCATCAATTTCTTGTATTAGATATAATCGAGTTTCAGAATCAACATTAAAGATGTTTTGATACGGTGTGTAATCTTCTACAGCGTTTGTGCTACCATCTATCACGGAAACACGTATTGTAGAAGTATCAATTCCTTCGTTTGGAAGAATATATTTTGCATCCGGTTGAGAATCATCAACTACAAAAGTTTTCTTCAGAAAATTTCCTTCATAAATTTCAATTCCGCTAAAGGAAGCAATTCCATTTGAATTTGGAGTGACTGTAATATCTTCTGGTACTGAAAAAATATAACTTCCATTCTGTGCAGCACCTAAAGCAACAACTCCTTTCTTTAATTTTACTGATCTAGCACCAGTAGAGGAACCCAACGCTGCAGCACTTACGTTTACGTTGAATGTGATAGATGCAGTTGATGCTTTCTTTGATCTAGGGACATATCCAATGTTTCTTGCCAATGAAACGACATTTTCACGCAATGTCGCACTGTCAATGAATGACTCATTGACTGCCATATTAGTATTGTAGGCAGTAATATAAGAATTATATGCCAACGTGTCGATTAAAACGGAAAAATTTGACCCTTCAAAGTCAAAATCCGTAAAATTACTGTTCGCTCTCAGATAATCCTTAATCTGAGTTCGTATATCATTAAAATCGAGGTTAGTAAACTGGTTAAATGACATTATACCCTAGAAGGTTGTAAGATAAACTCTATATTTTGTGTTGGAAGCGGCAATCCAGTGATATCATACTCAATTCTAATAAAAAGATCGTTAGAATCCTTATCTGCGTTTACAAAAACGTTAGTTAAGTCAATTCTAGACTCATAATTTTCCAATAATGCAATTATTTGTTCCCTTAATACATCATTATCAAATGTATTTAAATCAAAAAGTGTATCACCAACAGATGTTCCCAATAATTCATTAAAAAATCGTTCGCCTATACGAGTTCTAATCAAGTTAATGACTGATTTCTTAATAGCATCCTCATTTTTTAGGACAGTTACGTCGTTTGTAATGGGATGACGCTTAAAAGATAAACTTATATCCCTAAATCCACGAGAAATCTTAACTGACATCCTCTTTGATACACTTTAACATACTATCTATAATGGTTTAGTAACGTTTTGGGATGCCACCATACTCTTCACTGAGGATTTCATGCATTTTGTCCACATTTTCAGGAGAAAGAGGGTCTATTGCTGCTAAAGTCTCATCTCTTTTACCAATATCAGGTTCAGTTCCATACTCCCAATCATCATAATCGTCATCATTGCGAATTTTTTCATGCAATTCAACTTGTCTTTGCATATCCATGATGTGTGGTTGGTCAAAATTGACCTCATTTAACGATAATTTTTGATCTTGAGGTTGTTTTTTTGGTAATGACCAATAATCTGATGTCAAACTTGTGGTTCC